GTTGAGTGATTTCTATGACTACTCCCACCATCCGACGGTGAATGTTGACGCTTCTAAATCCAAATCAGAGTCATATGCGCTACTTCTATCACCAACATTATGATAGGCAGATTCTAGTGCAGTTTGGACAGCTTCGGCAACTGATTCTGCGGCTGCTCTTGTATCTGCCCAGCACTGCACACCAAAAGTTACTAGCACCCCGTGGACGGTGCCATCAAGGCCCTTGGTGCGTTCTGTTCCATTCCGGGTAAAAACAATAAACGGACGGGCGGCACCCTGCTCAATACGGTCTACTGCAATCCGCTGTCCAACTAAGGTAGTCACCGCAGAGCTTGCAATTAGTAATGCACGTAAATCAGTTTCCGCTGTCATGGTGTTACCTTGCCGTCTGTATTAACTTTGTTGAACCACTTAGCCATTTGACCCTGAAACACCCGCAATGCATCGTCTAGCCTTTTTGCAGCAGGTTGCAAGAAACTACGGGCTGACATTTTCTTAGTGCCAAATTCTAGGAATCTCCAATAGTAGGGGTCATCCATACTTTTAGCCCCTCGAAAACTATCCTTGACTTTCAGGCCCTTACTATATTTTGCACCACTGGCAGGCTTGACGTTAACAAATACGCCAACATCACCATTTTTTCGGGCAACTTTACTGGTCCTAACTCGGATAGCGTTGCGAACGGTCCCCGGTTTACGATAGGGTGCATTCTGCGCATTACCCAAAACTGGTGCCAGGCGTTTTGCATCATCCCTAACAATCCGTGCCCCGGCTGCTAGGGCATTGCGCAAAACTTTCTTGCGCATGGCAGGTACCAATTCACGCAGCTTACGTGCCAATTCTTCAAACCCTTCGATCTTGACTTCAGCGGCCATCTTTGACACCCTGCAAGCACATTAGCTCGAGCATCTCTTTTCGACCCACGGGAACCACTCCGGTAATATCGTGTGCCTTACCTTGCCAAACTAATCGAGTTAACTGGGTGACATCCGAGCGATACCTAATCCGAACCTTTATTGTTTGCTCTTGTTGCACTTGTGCAGCGGCAAAAAACTCACGCCCTCGAACAGCTTGGCACTGTGCCCAGACGGTGGCAATATCCACCCATGTAATCGTGTCTTGCCCGAATGCATCCGTGGTAACGCTGCGAGACTGAAGGGTGACACGTTGGTCAAGGTTACCAATAATCATAGGTAGTAGACCTTATAACGGTCAAGTAATCTGTCCGCAAAGCCAAGTGCATAAGTTTGCACTGCCCCCTCAGCTTGTCGGTTTTCATACATCGCGCCAACCTGTAATTTAATCCAGGCCTTAATGCTTTCTGGCACATTCACAGCAGCAGCATATCCTGCCAAATAGCGAAGTGCAACTGCATTGATCTGGCCTCTAGTATTTGGCCATGCACCGTTATACACAGGTACAACGTAGGCACTTCCAAAATCATCAGCATTATCTAGCGTGTACAAACTATTACTGAGTGTTTGTTGAGTCCCATTACTGTCGTAATACTTGAGGCTAGTAATGCTAACCGCTGGCATCCGGGTAATTTCCAGAGCATCAGGGAATGCGTCTAGCGTTAGCTCCCAAGTTTGCGGCATGATGGCACGCCCAGTTATCTGCTCTGCGGCCTCAGTTGCTGTGGTGATGTAGGCGGTGATTAACAAATCATCGTCTGCCACATCAACCCGCAGGTGCGCCTTGGCTTCGACTAGGGTAATAGCCAATTCTGTCGCGGGTGTTATTAACTTTAGTGCCATATTTACCTTGATGTATGAGAAATCCTACTAGGTCGGCTACTATTTTCGCTTATTGCTCTAGTTCCGCCAACTCTATCGGCCCTTACATTTTCGCTCAATTGTGCCGGACGTGTTGTTTCTATACTCTGACGGTTTCCAACTTGTGCGCCTGGTACATACTGCCCACCCGCAAAGGCTAGGCCAGTTGCAGCGGAAATACTCCATCCCTGAAGTTCAACAATTGCTACCGAACTGCAAGCTCCCTGCCCAGTAGCCTGCGCAATCAGAATCCCTGCCAATGTTCCTGAAGCCGTAGCATTGCCACTCGCCGCACATGTAGCCGCAGTAATAGTAATACCCGAGAAAGCCGCCGTCGCATTCCCATTAACTGCTGATGAACCACTAGCACTGCCTGTGGAAGCAGCTAGATTTATACCGATCAAACTACCCGTTGCCACGGCTGTGCCGTTTGCAGTACTGTTAGCTGCAGTAGCGCTAACCCCTGCCATCGACGCAGTTGCATTACCGTTTACAGCAGTTACCCCACTAGCCGTTCCGGTTGCTGCAGCTAGAGTGACTCCTACAAGACTGACGGATGCAACAGCAGTACCGCTAGCCGTACTTGTCGCTGCAGTCGTATTGACGTTCGACAATGCAGCGGTTGCAATGGCAGTCCCGCTAGAAATCCCAGTCGCAGCAGAAAGCGTTACACCTGCAATACTACCCGTTGCCAATCCTGTACCACTAGCCGTGCATGTTGCCGCAGTGCTACTGACACTTGCTAATGCTGCTGTAGCATTGCCGTTTACAACAGTAGTCCCGCTCGCGCTACCCGTGGAAGCTGCTAGCGTTACACCTAAAAAATTTGCCGTTGCTGTAGCTGTCCCGCTGGCTGTACTTGTCGCTGCGGTAGTGCTAACCCCTGCCAGTGATGATGTGGCATTACCGTTAACTCCACCACCGCCACCAGTTAGGGCTAGTAGCAGTGACATTTTTTACAGCACCCAGCCCCAATTTGGCGTCACGAAAAAGGTTACCACACCAGTTGTAGTAACAGCCCCTAGGTTCTTAGCCGCACACGCAACAAACTCACCCGGAAAAACTGGAATAGGTCGATCGAACGCAATGTTGATAGTTTCACTCACGGCACCCACAGCCGCAGCTGCAGCAAAAGTAAACACACCGAGCGCAATACGTCTAGGCGATTTTGCATTCGCAGCTTCAGCCGTTGCCAAAGAAACTGCCGTGTGTCCGTAGCATAGGCTCATTGCGTAGATGATCGGAGTCGCATTGCCTGCCAGAACAGTCGTCACAACAGCTTTTACCGAGTAGCCCGTAATCGCCAATTGCTTACCTGTGATAGCAACCGTACCGAGTGGGTTTTGGTAGCTGCAAACAATACCATCCGTACCTACGGCAAGTGTAGGAAGTGCGGAGAACTGACCGCCCATACCTGAACCTAGTGCCGCTGTAGTGTTGGTCATAGCTGCACCAGCACCCGCAGCCAAGTTGTTAGTGTACAAGGCCGTACTTCCCATTGTTTGGCCTGCTTGCCCTTGCTGACCGCCTGTCAACAACGCTGCGGTCATTGGTTCCGATCGTGTATTTGCTAAACCGTCGTTTGTCACAATAGCTTCAATCACCTGCATTCCGATCACACCCGATGCCGCAGTGCCACCGATGGCATGGGATACCGACAATGGAACGCTGCCACCATAGATAGGGCGGCGAACAGATGCAGAAAGTGCAATTCGTCCACCGACTTGGAAGCCCATACCATCTTGGTAATCAACCCAAAATACAACTGCGCGAGAACTTGAGCTGATAATCACGTCATAGGCTACGCCCATTGCGGGCACGAATGCTGCGCCTCCGAAAGAAAGTACCCAAGGCGCTGTTGATTGCTCTGTGCCGTTGACATTAGAGACACCGAACACACCGGTATTATTTGATCGGATAGCTACACCATCCAGCAAAGCAAACGGCGTTGTTAAATTCTTTAGCCCGAGTGAGACTTCCATCGTCGTATTGGTCACTGCCCATGTACCCGTCCATCGTAGTTTCAAGTACGTGTAGGTTTCCGAAGCTGCGAAGATTGGGAAGTGCTGCTTTGACTGCCACAAAACACCAGTATTGATCGTGGTAATACCTGACGCATTAGTTGCCAGTTGCCCCGCATATCCAAGCGTCATGGTCGTGGCAACTGCTGTGGATAGTCCCGTATCTTGCGCCGCCGAATTGAACTGGAATTGACCCAGAATGCTATTGGGACTAATGCGAAGTTGGTAGTCCTCGCTTGTCTCCGGGGATAGCAAGTTAGGTGTGCCAGTAATGCCACCCGCGTCCACCTCACTGAATGCCCGGACAGCACCGACATTTTCAGGCGCTGCTGCACTTGCCAGCGCAACCATCAATTGCCGTGCTGCATTTACATCTGCACCTGTGCCGGATAGTGCCCCGACGATTGCTGAATCCATTGGCATAAATTACTCCATCTGAAAATTTGTACGGGCGTGAACGCCAAAATATGTTTTTGCAGCCAAGTCGTAGGCCATTGCAGCATCAAGCTCCGTCTTAAAGCTGCCTAGATACTTGCTCACCTTATTGACCATGATCCACGCCCTCCACCTTGGTGACTTGGTGTTTGCTTTGCACACGCCTTTGAAGTCAGAAGTTCCGCCAATAGCAACCTTGTTGGCGCTGTTTTGACTTCTGCTTACTACTCGGAGGTTTGACCTTCTGTTATCCAGCCCATCCATGTTTATGTGATCGACCTCGGTGCCCAATTCAGCACCAGATAGCAACCTATGCATATACAGATTCTTTCCATTGGAATAGCTACATGCGTAATAGCGTGGGTCAGCGCCAGACTTCGCAAAGTTGTATGTTTTCCATACATAGGCATCCACAATGTGCGAATCTTCCGAGTCGTACATCACCGTTCCGTTCTGTAATTTCAATTCTTTTTGCATAATGGTCAATCTGCCCAAACCCAACGCACAGCGAATGTGCCTTGCAGTTTTTCTGTTGCTCTTGCGAAGATTGTGAAACCTATAGCCGCTGTCGGCGTACCACAAGTCAGCCCAGCTAGTGCTGCAAAATAGCGATGATCAGAGGCTGTATGCGTGCCACTAGTATCATCCGCCATTACGAAGGCTTCTGCCTTGCTAGTAGCACTTATGCTAGTTTGACCCGTGACGGTAACGCTCGCTTCATTAGAGCCGGGAAAGGCTCCGAAGTTTAGCGTTGCAGTTCCTTGACCTGTTGCCATGGCTTATGGTGCGGTGATATACAGAGGTGTACTGAATGTGACGCTGTAGTTTCCCGCAGTGCTAGAGACAGTTCCTCCAAAGTCAACCACCTGTACCAGCTTGTCAGTTCCGGCTGTACCCACATTTTGGTAAATGACTGCGCAAACAGCGGTGAGCGTGGCACTTGTCCAGCCCGGTGAAAGGTTGGTGAATGTAATGGGCACGCGGTTGTTTGTGGTATCAACTGCACCCACGGTGGCAGTGACAGCCACGCCCCCAGCGGTGTAACCCGTACCACTTGTTTCCGTAGCGATAGAGCTTCGGAAAATGTGCGTATCTAGGTCTGATTCGGATGGGAGTGCAGTTAACAACATACATTTGAATGATGCAGAGCTGAAGTTAATAGCAGCCCTAGCCAAGTGGTCTGCTAAGTTACGGTAGTTTGCTGATGCCATGTGTTGGGCTCCTAAAAATTGCTATTGAATGCGCTACTCTGTACTTTGCTCTTTTGGCTTGCGTCCGCGCTTCTTTGGTTCGTCAATTGTAGGCTCTGCAATCTCCTGCAAAGCTGGTGTTTCTTGCTGCTCGGTGTAAACGGCGCATTCTGCATCCACAACAAAATGTTGTGCATGGTCTTTGCTACAACGCAGTTTGTCCCCAGGGGCGAAATTGCCGAACTGTGAACTTGAGCCGCTCTTAATAAATGTGATCTGTACTTGCATAGTGCCTCCAGTAAAAAGGCCCTCCGAAGCGAGCCTTTTTGGTTGATTAACTATCAAGCAGGGGTGAGGTCCCCACCGCGTACAGCCGCTGGCTTTTCAGTAGCCAAGGCCAATCGACGCTCAGCACGCAGCGTAATCAGATTCTTTTGGAAGTTGTCGCCATCAGAATCAGACATTTCAACCACCACGCCTTCGCGGTTGTAGATCATGTAGGCTTCAGAGAATCGGCCCACTTGGAACGTGTCCAGAGCCATGCCAATCGACTGAATCACAGGCAAGCCAAACAAGAAAGCTTGACCTTGAGAGTTGACGTTGTACAGCGCCTGGCCTGCTGCTGTCGTGAACAAATCAATCTCGATAGTTGCCCAGTCTTGCGGGTTAAGGATGATTGCGTCAGCCGGGAAGCCCGCAACATACAAGTCGGCCATGATCTTGCGAATCAAGACTAGCTTTTTCAGCACAGTACCCAGAGCGGCATTGGCGTACCCGTGCGCAGTGTAGTTGCCGGTGTTGTAAGTGCCACTCAGGTTAGGCGCTGTACCGTTACCGACCACCAACTGAGTATCAACCTTTTGGTTTACACCGTAGCGCATCCGGG